TACTCAGCTGTGAGTTCAGTAATTTTAGTCTTTAAAGTGGTAAACTTATCCAACTTTTCGTTGAATTCTTCCATCTCTTTGTCTGTTTCAAAAGATGGTATAACCTGTTCTTTTGACTTTTTTTTCTGTTTGGTTTTGGCTTTATTGAAAATTCCCATGTATGTAAAATGTTTTTAATGATTATTAATTGATTATCTTGACCACAAATATATGAAAAATTTTTAGTTAGGCAATGATATTTATATTAAAAGTTAAGAAATGGTTAAAAAATATTATATAACAGAATCACAAATGAAGAGAATTATTTCTCACGTTAGAAAAGGTAATGAACCTGAGGTGATTGAGGAGGGGTGGAAAGATGTCGCTTTAGGTGCAGCTCTTTTACTTGGAGCCACATTCGGTAATAATAAAGTTGTAGCTCAACAAGCNAATAACGCAATAAACAAAACTGAGATACTACAAGATATTAAAACTACGTTAGAAGATTCAACAGGTATNNAGAAATTAGCTAAATTCATTAAATGGGAACCTGAGAAANTAGAAAAATATATGTATTATAATGGTGAACAAATTAAGGCTGATTTTGATTTAGCGGCTGAAAAGAAGAATATTAACCTTAAGTTGGATATGAAGGATATTAAACAACAAAGGGGAGCCATATCAGGTAAACTACAACAAGGATACGCAATACAGGATATAACTGTTCATAATGATACAATATTAGAACCTAACACAATGGTAAAATTAAGTGATACTGTTAAAGTTGATTATTTATCTGAAGCGATGTTTATTACTGGTAAGTTCCAACTAAAACCTGAGATAATGAATGATATAAACAGTCAGATAGAAATTTTCAAAGCTGGTGGCGGTAAAATTGTAGGTGTTAATATTGAATCATCAACAGATAAAGAACCAATTAAAATTGGTAATGAAGTGTTAGCTCAAAAAAGAGCTGAAAGTGTTTCATCTTTCTTATCATCTATCGGTGTTAACGTACAAACAAACATTAATACATTACCTAATCAAGGACCCGATGTTTATAATAAAGATATGAGTAGTGAAGAACGTAAATCTGTTAGAGAACAAACAGCTAAATATCGATATGTTACTGTTGAATTCTATGTGGTGTATTCGGTCCCATCAACAACTCAAAAAGACACAATAGTTAAAATAAAAACTTGGATTGAGGCTAAGATGGTTAACACTTCAGCCTATAAAAAAGGTAGACATGTTAAGTTGAATGGTGGTAGTCACTTTAAGACAACCACCAAGAAATTCAAATGTAAAAAAGTTAAAAGAAATGGTACCTCACAAAAATGTCATTTCACCTCAAAAGGTGGTGTTCAAACTAATATGGGTAAGGCTAACCTATAAAAAAAAATAAGGGGGATTATTTACCCCCCTTTTTATATCCTAAATTTATAATACAATAATCACTATCGTAAATAAAACCATAGTCACTTTTTTTGTATGAACTTATACCGACAGAACCGTGAGTATAATTTGGGCCAATTAATAACTTTCTGTGGCCTCTAGTACTAATACCAGCATCAATTAACATTAATAATATTGTTGGTTTTAAATCCATTGTATCACCTATGTTACCAAGAGTACATAAATTTTCACCAACAATATAACCAGTATCCTTAAATCTAGTAGATACAGATGTTCCGTTAACACCATTGTGTCCTAATCTTTTAATACTGTTTATGTATGTGTTATGAATCTTAGTTATTGAATACATATTTGGGTTGAATGTGATGATATCTAATGGTGGTAAAGTATCCAATATCACTAACATTTCATTAGCTGCTTTAATATTAACTTCGATACGATTAATACCATTTAATGTGGTAACATCATACATTTTATTATCCTTATCTAATTTACCATTACCAGATTTTATGGTCATAGAACCATTTTTAATCTTCTCTACACTAGCCTCTTGTGTTTTGATGTAGTTTTCAACTAATAGGGTATAAGATTTTGGGTTACTTCTAAAGTTATTTATCTCATTGAATAAAGCAACTTCTCTTTCTGTTTGACCGAATGTCAAAACTGATATAATTACGAATACTATTGTTATTAAATTTTTCATACTACTAATATACGAATAAATCTAGAGATGGCAAAGAAAAAACCCCATTAATATGAGATTTCTTCCAAAATACCCGTTACATTGAACGGTGTGATAGATGACCAATTGTTAATTGTATTACTCATAACAGGTTTACCACTCGGTGAAGTGGCTATTGTTATATGTGGTGTTTGGTACATATCAAAATGTGTATCAACTTTAACAGCTACAACATCTTTTGTGTGACCTATATCTGTAACTGTTACATTAAAATCCTGTCCAACTAATCCTCTAAGTTTCATAGGTAATGGCCCAAGTACAATAGTCATATGATGAGCGTATATAATCCAATCCTCAACGTCTGTAAAGTGTTCATGTAATAAAGCCACTAAATTATTATGTGATTTATTATCTAAAATGATACCTGAATAGTTTATAGTGGATTTACCCATAAGAAACTTAAATTTCTCAGTTTCAATCCTTTCCTTCTCATTACCCAACGCTTTACCTTTAAAACCTTGTTTAATTAATTCACCACCATTAACAGTAATTTTATACTTGTTAAACGCTTTAATGAATAGTTTATCCATACCCATAATTTTACCAAAACTATGTAAAATACTACCATCAATACCTAAGTTATTAATTCTTTCTTTGAATTTATATGCTGTATCAGGTGTACCATCCCTAAAGAATTCAATTAAAAATTTAATTTGTTTTCCTTGTATCTTAGAAAACTTTAACCTAGTTGTTAATTTTTTATCAATATCACCTACCTCATTTCTTAATATAGAAGCGACCACAATAATCGGACTATTACTTTCAACTAATTCACCACTAGTGTTCATATTATGAAAAACCCATTCAAATAAACCATACCTTTTAATCATTTCTAAGAAATGTATGGTAGATTTAGCTTGTTTAATACCTTTAATGAATTCATCGTGAATTCTTTCTTGAGATAATGATTTACCATCACCACTAATAATAGTGTGGTCAGCCTTAATAGCCTCATCAATACCTTTATCAACATCAGAACCAATACGTCCAGCGAATCTCAGTGCTCTTAAGATTCTCAACTTATCCTCATCAAATCTTTCACTCGCTTCACCTACGGTTTTAACAATTCCATTTTCTAAATCACCAATACCACCAACAAGGTCTACAATTTCTTTAGTATCTAAATCGTAGAATAACGCGTTAATGGTTAAATCTCTCCTTAACACATCTTTATCAATTGTTGAGAATTTAACTCCATCAGGTCTACGGCCTTTACCAAAATCCTCACGAAAAGTGGCTACTTCAAAAGTACCATCCTCAGTAACGACATTAACAACAGCAAATTGTTCACCTGATTCAATAGTTGAGTACATGTGTAACATTTTCTTTTACTTTGTTAGGTACAGCATCAGTGGCTAAATCAAAATCTTTTGGGTGTCTCCCTATTAAAGTATCTCTTACAGCACCACCAACAAGATACAACTTGAAACCTATTTTTTTTAAAGATTTCATGTATTCTATGGATAGATTTAGGTACACGAATTTCATGTTTTACCCTTACTTCTCTCTCTTCTGTTAATATTTTTTTAATTATATCTTTCATCTGTATTTAAATATACTAACAAAGGTACATATTTATATAGAAAACACCAAATAAACTTGTATACATCTATAACATATATCTACACATTAACGGACCCATTCACAGGTTTGGTTAGATACGTTGGTAAATCTGATTTACCACATAAAAGATTTAATCATGGGGTTTTAGTTAACCATAAGATATCACTAAGTAAAGTGGGATTCAAACATACGGAGGAGGCAAAGTTAAAAATGAGTATTAACTCAAAAGGGGTTAAACCATCAAAATCGGTTAGGGAGAAGATATCCAAGAAACTTATAGGTAACCAAAACACTAAAGGTCTAAAACATACTGAGGAGTTTAAGAAACGTATGAGTGAAAAGTTTAAAGGTGAAAAAAACCCAATGTACAATAAAAAACACACTGAAGATACAGTTAATAAGATAAAAGATAAGTTATCAGTTATTGATATGTATGGTGAGAATAATCCATTCTATGGTAAAAAACATTCAGATAGAACCAAGGATAAAATGTCAACCAAAGTATCCAAATATTCACTAAATGGTGAGCTGTTGGATACTTATAATAGTATGACTGTTGCGTCTAAAGAGAATAATATAACCCAATAATGATTAAAAACATGTTTATAAATAAAACTAACGAATTCAATAAAAAGGGTGTTCTTATTGAATATGACGCTGGATATATTACACCAGCATTAACATGTGAAGGTGGAACTTGTTCTAATGCTAACTTGATTAGAGAGTTTGAGTCAGGTATTAAATCACCTGATTTATATAATGGGACTGAGGGTATACCACAAAAAGTAATATTATACGCTGTATTACAGAAATATGGTGTTGAGAACAAGAATGGTAGAATATACCCAAAGGAAGTTCTAGAGAAACAAAATATAGCTTACCAAGAATACATTAAAATGGGAACAGCACTAGGGGAACTTAATCACCCTGAGTCTTCAATTATTGATGGAGAAAGAGTATCACATTGTATCACTAAAACTTGGTGGGAAGGTAGGACTCTAATGGGTGAGATAGAATTGGATACCACACCAGCTTACCATCAACAAGGTATCGTTAGTACACTTGGTGATAAAGTGGCTAATATGTTAAGAAAAGGGTGGACTGTAGGTATTTCCTCAAGAGGTGTTGGTTCATTAAAACAAGAAGGTAGTAAAAATGTTGTACAAGATGATTTTGAAATTATTTGTTGGGATATTGTTACTTCACCATCTACACCTGGTTCTTGGATTTCTACAGATAAAGGTGACCTAAAAACATTCACAGAAAACACAACTAAAATGAGTACCTTAACTGGGTCTTCATTAATTAATAAATTAAATAATATATTATAATGACTAAAATAGTTAAATTAACTGAGAAAGATATTGAGTCTTTAGTAGAAAAAATTATCAAGGAAGAAAGAAATGACATGTACCAAAAACATATACCTAGTTTTAAAAGAATCTTTACCAAGAAGAGAACGTGAGAGACATGAAACCAACTTTAGAAGAAATTCATTCGAACCTTACGAAAGAGAAGGTCAATTAATGGACATCTTTGGTCCATACAAACAAGACGTACCACCAAATGTAATTTCCTATATGAGAAAAAATCCAGCTCTGATAATTAAAAGAATGGAACAAGTTTATGGTAGAGAGAAAATTTTAAGGTACTTAGGTATAACAGAATAATATATATAAAAAGGCGCAGCGCTTTTGCAATGCAGCTTAAAAGCAATAGCTTTTAAAAAGCTATAGATTTTTAGTTATGAAAAAGAAAGTAATTAGATTAAACGAATCAGATATTGAGAATCTAGTAAAGAAGATTATTAAGGAAGAACAATTAGATGAGGTAGGTGGGTATGATTCTACTGAATTAGGTACATATCATAGTAAAATTACTATGGAGACTGTTCTACAAACTTTTAGAACAATATACGATAATTTCTCTAAACTAAAAAATATTGGTGATGATATCTTAGATGATAAGTTAGCCAAAGAAACACGTCTCTTACTTAAGAGGGTTCAACCTTTAATGGAGAGATATGGTAAAGCGTATACAGATGCTGAGAAAAGACGTTTATCGTAATGTTTACATATCTATAATATTCAAATATCCTTAATTCATAATCATTAAAAAATAAAATTATGAATAAAGACAACATCGCGAAGTATTTTCTAGTAAAAGTAGAATTCGAAACAATGACCGACGCAGGTAAAACCAAAAAAATCAAATCACAATATTTAGTAGACGCTGTATCATGTACAGAAGCTGAGGCAAGAATGATAACGTATCTTAAAGATACAATTCTTGATTACGAAATAGTTTCGGCTGTGAAATCCCCAATCGAGGATGTTGTAGAAGTAACTGAACCAGCTCCATCTACTAGACTTTAATCTCTATATTCGTTAGGTAACCCTAACATATCAGCTAACTCATGAAATCTTTCATCATGTTCGTGGTCTTTGTGACCTAGGACAGCATGGATTAATTCATGGGTTATTATGTGCTTAACATATTCAGCCCCACCATCATCTATAGCCTTAGATTTAATTAACATAATACCATTATCACCATCATGTTTGGGGTGAACAAATGCTCCAATCTTCCCATTTTTAAAATTATCATTGAATTTTAAATGTATTTTTGGGATTTCAGGAGAATGACCATACAATTTTTTGTATGCTGTATAAATTTTTTTGACACAGTCATTAAAAAGGGTATTTAATGCGTTATCCTCCGTTTTCAAGTCATTTTCCACATATTCCCTTAGTATAGTTCTAATGTTTCGTCTTTCCATGATTATAAATATCATAATAAGTCAATAATATAATCCACATTTTTTTTTAATAATTAAGTTTTTCGCTGTCAGAATGCCTATTTATTTATATGAATGACAAAAAAGTGATTCAAAAATACTATCTGGATTAGGGACTAATTCGGATAAGAAACAAAAACAGGTGGAGGCGTTGTCGTTAGACAAGTCTATGAAACCTGAAACACAAAAATCTTTAGTTTTTGTGTAGTTCATTTAGAAATCACACTATTATAATGGTGTGGATTACAATTAATCTTTAAACAAAAAAGAAAAATGGCAAAAGAAAAATCAGTTATCGAACAAGCTCTTTTAGAAGCAGAACAGATTGATGCAACTTTCAAAGCCAACGCGAAAGAAATACTGACTCAGACAATGGGTTCAGAAATTGAGGACATGGTAAAGGAATCTTTAGAAGGTTCACCAAAGGCAAATGAAGAAGAGGACGATGACTTAGAAATGGCAACAGACCTTGAATTAGGTGATGATGATGATGATGATGATGATGATGAATTAGACCTTGAATTAGGTGATGATGAATTAGAAGGTGGTGATATGGATGTTATTGATTTAACAGACTCAGGTGATGAGGAATTAATCAAAGTGTTCAAAGCAATGGACCCTGACTCTGAAATTGAAGTAGTTCAAGATGAGGATGGTATATCGTTCACTGACACTGAAACTGGTGCTGAGTACAAAGTTGAACTTGGTGGTGTTGATACAGAAATGGATTATGATATTGATGACATAGAAAATGACATTGATGACATAGAAAATGATGTAGACGACATAGAAAATGATGTAGATGACATAGAAAATGATGAAGAAGTAATCGATTTAGAAGGTGGTGATGAATTAGAAGTTGATGATGATGATGACTACATGGAAGAAGAAGAAGAAGTTGTTTACGAAATTGAAATATCTGATGATGACAATGATGAAGTTGAGGAAGGTGGTGACTCTTTAGAGGAAGCTCCTAGAACTATGAGTAAACTAAAAGGTAGAAAATATGGTAATCCAAAACGAAGAGTTGAATCTAAGAAAACCAAGAATAAACAAAATTGTAAAAGAGAACAAAGTTCTAAAAAATAATATAAATAGTTTAAAAACTGAAAAAGAAGAGTTAGTTGAAAACCAAAAAGAAATGGTTGGAGCTCTTAAACAGTTTAGACGAAAGTTACAGGAAGTAGCTGTATTCAATTCAAATCTTGCACACGTTGTTAGATTATTTACTGAAAATACTACTACTAAAGAAGAGAAAGTTGATATCGTTAAGAGGATGGATGAGGCAACTACTATCAAAGAATCTAAAATGATATTCAAGAACATCAATAAAGAACTTGGTGGTGTTAAATCTAAGAAAACTATTAAAGAATCTGTTGACTCAAAAGTTAATAAGACAGCATCAACTGGAAGTTCACAAATAACAGAATCTAAAGTATTTGAAAACCCTGAATTAGCTCATATGAAGAAAATGTGGGAGTTTAACTACAAATACTAATAAATTAAAATAAAAAAACAACATTTAAAATGGGATATTTATTAAAATCAGGTGAAGTCGGAAATATCGGACTTAAACACCAAAAAGCAATCCGTGAGGCTACGGTAAACAAATGGGACAAATTAGGTTTCCTAGAAGGTTTAGAAGGCCACGTAAGAGAGAATATAGCTCTTTTATATGAGAATCAAGCATCTATCTTGATTAATGAAACTACTGACTCAGCTGGGTCAAATGGTTCTTTCGAGACTGTAGTTTTCCCAATCATTAGAAGAGTATTCTCTAAATTATTGGCTAACGACATCGTATCTGTACAAGCGTTGAACTTACCTATTGGTAAATTGTTCTTCTTTGTACCTAAGATTTCTGACAGATTACCTAATGGTAATCATACTTCTCCTAGAGTTGTAAGTTCAGCATGTCTTAACTGTAATATAGCTACATTTACAGGAAACACTAACTTATATGACGCATTTTATGATGACGGATTATATGACCAATCTAAAGGAGCTATTACAATAAACACTGTTACTGGTACAGCTGTTACTTTCGCTGGAAATGTATTTACAACTGGTGATAACCCAGCAAGTGCTGATGGTTCTAGAAGAACTCAAATTATACAAATAGATGGGTTTAACACAACAAACGCTGGAAGATTAACTGGTCCTGATGGAAATGAAATGGATACAGAAGATTTCTTAGCATCATTAAGGGTATTAGCAACTAATGATATAAAAACTTTATCAGGTAATGTAATTGTAGCGGCTGGTGGTGAAATTCCATTCAGAATATTTACTCAACAATATGGTAAAGGTATCATTAATTATGGTGATATTTTGTTCTCCTAATGGAAAACTTTACGTTGAATTAGATTTAACTACACCTGTGTGTGTACAATGTGGTGATAACACTTTTGATGGTTACATTGGAGCTGACACTACAGGAACAACAATTGGTGGTGGAAACTCTTACGTTACTTGGAATTATTATGACTCTTTAGAAGAGGAATCTGAAATGGGAGAAGTTTCTTTTGAACTTGACTCTGTAACTGTATCAGTGACAGAAAGAAAGTTAAGAGCTACTTGGACTCCTGAATTAGCACAAGATGTTAGTGCATTCCACAACATTGACGCTGAAGCTGAATTAACAGCATTACTTTCTGAACAAGTTGCAGCTGAGATTGATAGGGAAATCTTGAGAGACCTTAGAAAAGGTGCAGCATGGACATTAAGATGGGATTGGAATGGATGGAAGAGACTTCCTAACAATAACGGTTACACTCAAAAAGATTGGAACCAAACGTTAGTGACAGCTATAAACCAAATTTCAGCACAAATCCATAAATCAACACTAAGAGGTGGAGCTAACTTCGTAGTAGTATCTTCTGAAGTTTCAGCTGTAATGGATGACTTAGAATACTTCCACGTATCTAACGCATCTCCTGAGTCTGATACTTACAATATGGGTATTGAAAGAGCTGGTTCATTAAGTGGTCGTTACACTGTATACAGAGACCCTTACGCACCTTCTTACTCAGTATTAGTTGGACATAAAGGTAAATCATTGTTAGACACTGGTTACATCTACGCACCATACATACCGATGCAGTTAACACCAACAATGTATAACCCATTCAACTTCGTACCAATTAAAGGTATTATGACAAGATACGCTAAAAAAATGGTAAATAATAGATTTTACGGACATATCAGAGTTGATGGTTTAAGAACATTCAACGTTAATGAATTAAGATAATTGATTCAAAACTGAATAAAACACTAAAGGAGAACTAAGGTTCTCCTTTTTTTATGTCCTATTTACAACAAACGATTTTATGGTTATATTTATGATATATGAAGAAGAAAACATTCACACAGGAAGAAATCGATAGAATGGTTAAGATGTATACGGAGGAACACAAAGGTACACCAACCATAAGTGATACATTTAATTGTTCAAAACACGTTATTAATCGAACACTTCGTGAAAATGGTGTGATACTGGGTAAATCAGGTCGTAAATGGACTGGTGGATTAAAAGAGTCACGTAAACGTTATGAACTTAAACATAAGGAAAAACGTGATGAATATTACAAAAAATGGGCCCAAGACAACAAAGAACATCGTAGACAATATCATAAGGAATGGAGAGAAAAGAACAAAGAGTATTATCAAAAATATCGTAGAGAATATGAAAAAAATAAAAAAGATAATGACCCTTACTATAAACTATCCTGTTACACAAGGACAGCTATCTATACTTGTTTAAAAGAACGTAATATTAACAAATATTCAAACACATTCGATTTATTACCATATGACCTAACCCAATTAATCGAACACCTTGAGAATCAATTCGTTGATGATATGACATGGGATAATTACGGTGATTGGCATGTTGACCATATTAGACCGTTCAAAAAAACCTACGTAAAACTACGTATGTTTTTATTTCCTAATTCATCGACTGCGTAACCGCTAGTCTACAAAGGCGTTAATTCCCCACAACG